TTTTCATTGAAAAAGTCTTTTAAAAAGTTCTTAATGGCGTCACCTGTGTATATTGCTCTGTCGTCGTCTGATAATTCTGTTACATTTTCTTTGTCCACATAATTAGCAGTAGAGAAATATGAATTTTTTTCTCTTAAGATCTCATAATATAAATCCCAAAAATACAGCTTTTTGTATTTTTCACCAGGCAAACTGCCAGCAACCTCTTCAGTGTTATATATGGCAAAATTAAATAGCAATCTAAATACGTTATTACCGGCTGCACTATCAGCATACCCAACACCTTCATCTAGTTTGGGTAAGATGTCTATGATTAACAAATCTCTACAATCACCTTTAAATATGAATCCTTTATTTGGTGTAAAAGTAGTTGATACGGATGATTTTTCCTTGTTAAAAAAATCTGAAATTCTTTCTACAGCATCAAAATTATTATTTAAAACAATATATCCTTTGTGATAGAACTCTGTAAAATTGTCTTCAATAACTAAAGAATTTATTGCACCTATTTTTAATTCCTGATATCTGCCATCAGCTGAAGCCAGTCCCACCTTAAAGCGATAGGTGTTATTATTAATTACATCTTTAAAGTCACTATCGCCTGATGTATTGACTATAATATTGGCCATATTATGCTCTTACTGCTTGTTTAATTTCACTTAAAACTGTAGCTATGTATTGAGGTTTGATAATTTTAACAACAGAGCCTGCTTCAGGAAATTTTATTGGATTATAAATCTTATTTGTCAGACATATTAACCACCATAAATCTATTGTCTTATATGCATTAAAACTTATGATGGTCCATGGAGTTTTTTGATTGATCTGTTGATACAGGATGTAATTATCATCTATGTCTTGAGGCAGGTAAATTGACTGCAACAGGTTGTAATAATACTGCTTGTTGCCTGTAGTGTACAGCTTAAAAATATTTTCATAACGTGTATTTTTAAGTTGTGGCAAGTTTTGAATAGAATTTTGTTTAACACCTAACATATTAATACTTAATAATTAATTTAAATACCGGGAATTATATTTCTTACTATTTCTTGTGCTTGATCTCCTATGGTTCTTGTGGAAACAAGAGATCCTTGATTTAGAATAGAATACATGAAATTCTTTGATTCCGCAATTAAGCTTTTTAAGGTAATTTTGATAATATATGCATCAGGAATAATGGCATTGATTTTTCTGGGGGTTGAAGTATTAACAAACCCTCTGACCTGTGGTGTGCTATTAAAAACTCTGTTTAATAAATTGTTAAACACAGACGAACCTGCAGGTAATCTTGTTGGAGGTGCTGCATCCAGGTTTAAATTATCAATGTATGGCAAGTCAAATGAGAGCTCTCTACGGGATCCTTGAAAGTCTACTGCCATTTGTGACACATAACAAAATGGCAAGAATTTTACACCTGGTATTTCAACTTGATAGAGTACTGGTGGTTCAATTAACGATTTATTCTTTCTTGAAGGTTTGTTATTATATAGCAGCAAGAAAATTAATTCCCAATTTCTAATAACATCCTCAAAAGTAACTGATCCTGTGTTGATAAGAGGAAACATGAACGTAAATTCCTCTCCTTCTTCACTGTAATTATAAAATTTAGATTTTTCAACAAAACTTATTTGTGTTGGGCTTCTCAGCATGCTCATGGCACTGGCAATGTCAGTCACACCAGCTGCTGCTTGGCTAATCAACCCAACAAAAGGATTATTTGCATCTTGTGAAAAGGTGTTAGATTGCATGTTGCTGTAATTTTCGAAGTATGGCATTACAAATTCCCATCCAGTGGGGTCTGTGATGTACAAATTTTTATAAGGATTGAGCTGAGGATTTTTTGCATATACAGGATTATTATCTACTGTTTGCGGCAAAAGAGTCTGCAAAAAATTCTCACCTTGTGCAACTGTATTGCCTATGTAAGAAGTCATGGCAGTTTTAAGTGCATCTGGTAATTCGCCTACCAACGCTTGCACAGTCTCTTTTGTCACACCATAAGAGTATTTCAACTGTGAAATGAGAGCATTTGTCTTTAGTTTCAACTCTTTTAAATAAATCTTGGGCACTTCTTGCCGAGCATCACCTAGCTTGCTGTAAGTCCAGTAGAAGTTGCGAACCACATCAACTGTATTGCCCAAGGGTGTGTTGAGGCTAGATCCCTGTCCAGCCCCCAGTGGGGTATTGTTGGGTGATACTAGAATGGGTGGTTCAGCATCATTCTCTGGGTCAAAGCCTGTGAAAGCTCTTGATTTAGATACTGAGAACACATGATCCATATGATTACTTAATAAGCGTATGTCTTGCCAGCAAGATCAAATCTATATTCATTATTTGAATTGGTTTTCTGGCTAAACACTGTGCTGTTTGAACTGTTATTCACTATAACATTTGAACTGGGTTTAGGCATGTCTTTGAGCTGCAGCAATGCCTGGTTATTAGCAGCTAAAAGCTTATATTCTGCATCATAAAACTTTTCAGTTTTACTGAAGTGTGTTTCCAGTCTTTTGCCTAAAGCTTCAAGTGATTTTTTTACATGGTCCATGGACTTGGAAGTTTGAGTATCATATGTTTTGAGTACTCCTTCAATGGGACCACCCTTCTTCATGGCTATAATTTGATCATTTTTATCAAATGAGTATGCACCGCGCTTGGAATACATGGTGCGTTGATTGTCATCTATTAAATCACCAACAGGTACAGGTTGGCCTGTTGATTCATTGGACGCAGCTCCTTTGATCTTCTTGCCAACATACAGTGCTGTTTTTATTACTGCTCCTGCAGGTGTAGTGTTGAGGAACAGGTTTTTTAAATTTTCCCAGGTAAATAAACTCTTTAGCCAGTCAATTATTTTAGGAACAATGTCTTTAAAACTATCCACAAGGCTATGAAATTTGTTCACATAGAAATCTTTGCTGTTCATTAAAGTTAATTTTATATTATCCCAAGTGAAGATGTCTTTGAACCAATTAAAAGCCAGACTGACCACTTCTTTGATAGAATTCCAAAGGGTTTTAAGTGTTTCAAAATAATCATAGTTTTTGCCCAGTTCTTTAATTTCATTACCAGCATCTTTGTCAAACCAGCCAACAATCCAGCCTACAATCTTCATGGGTATGGAAGTCATAGTACTCACCAGTTGGTTTATTAAGACCATTATGCCAGGCAGAAAGCCTTGTTTGAATGCGCTGAAAATTTTATCTATTCTGTCTCTTATTTCATCAAAATTAAACAAATCTAACCCAATTAGTTTGGTAATACCAGTAAAAAATTCAATTATGCCTTTGACCACACCTGTGACTGCTTTTTGCAAGAAAGATTTGTCTTTGAGCTTGGGATCCGTAAAAGATTCATAAAGTCCTATGAAAACCTCAAAAATAGCAAAAATGGGCCCCAATGCTCGGCCAAGAGTTTTTCCTAGGGCAAGACCAGCTTTGAAAGGCCCACTCACCAGTTTAAAAATGTCATCAAAAAAGCCAAGAATGGGTTCAAGTATTTTAAATGGCTTGACTCCTTGCATTTTGGGTAGCAAATCGGTCAATGGCTTGAAGAATTCGCCAATGGTATTAAAAACTCTGCTAACTGTGGTGACAATTACGTTTTCTTTTATGGCAGTTTTAATTGCATTAAAAATTAGTTCAATAGCTTCTGTGACCAGACTAAATTTACTTTTAATAAATGCAGAAGGTTTGAATTGTTTTATATTTTCTAATACATTAGTAAATTTGGATCTCAAAGCATCAAAAATTTCTTCAATCATTTTGCCAGTTTTAGTTTTTTTAATTCTTTCAATCAAATTAACAAAAACACCCTTCATATTAGCAAACAACTCATCCACTATTTGACCTAGTTTTGACTTTCTTAATCTGTCAAATGCACCCAGCAGGGTTCCACCCAATGTGCCTAACAGGCGTTTTGCAAGCATACCCCAATCCTTGATACTTTTTATGGCACCAGCAATAACTCCTATGATTAGCCCAGCAGCAAAAGCCAACAGAGTGAGTATCATTCGTAACCAGGGGAATTTGATTTCAGGCTTCTTGGCATCCACATTGAACATGCCATCAAGTGCCACTTTGAGTGTTTTGACTAAGCCTTTGGTGCCATCCATGGTGAATCCATCAATGACAATGGGCACAGCTTGATATAGTCTCTCTTTTTGATTGTACCTGGTCTTTCTCTCATCATCCTGCTTGTCTTTGGTGAGCTTTTCTGCAATCCTTGATTTTAACTGTTTATCTTCAGGATTGCCTGACAAGAGGTTCAATACAGCTGCAAACTTGGAGCTTGTATCATCCTTTTCCATTAATATATTTAAGGAAAAATACTATTATACTGTGAAAAGTGTTTGATCAATGTCAATATCTACTGAAACACCATCTCTTTCGAAATACTTCTTTTCAAATGCTTTAGCTTCATTAATAAAATCGATTAATTTATTATTGATACTCAAGGGTAGCTTCTCTATGACTTGAATCTTTTGTGATAAGAACAATTTATCAAACTCCAGATCAATGACATTGCCTGCAGAGGTGATGGAAACAACATCTATGTACTTGGCCAGCTCATTTATGTATATTTCACCAACAGCTTCTTTGGCCAAGTTATCATCATCAGGAAGAGGCGCTATTTTCTTTTTTGTTTCAATGTTGATGGCAGTATCACGTGCAAGTGTGGGTATGGACAGCTTAACTTTTATATTATCATCAGTAATTTCTGCGGTTTTTAATGCAGATGGCACAGAAAAATTATTACTCAGTACAAAGCTTAAATCAATTTCTTTGTCATCTTTTTTGTAGAGTTTTTGCAGTGATGCTGCTCTTAAGGCTACCAGCAGATAACTTCTATCACAAGTTAAAAACTCCACTTTCTCAAAACTATTTTCATTTATGATGGAATTGACTAGCAATGAGAAGCTTATGCCTGAGAAAACTTTCTCTAAGGCGCTCTTTACTGCATCTTTTTGCTGCTTTGTGGTGAGCCCTTTGAATTTAACTTTTTTACCCAGGGAAGGCACAAACAATTCTAATTCTTTGTTTAAACCATCCAAAGAGACCAACGCGTCATTGAATTTCTCCATAAAGCTATTTATTTAGGGGCACAGTTTTATCAATATTTTCTTGTTCTTCTTTGAGCTTCAGCATTTCTTGCTCGTAAATATTGCATAATATTAGATTTTCAGTGAGTGTGTTGTTGTCCACATAATCAGCAGAGTAATTTAGTTTACTCACAAGAATATACTGTAGCTCAAAGATATTTTTAAGATTGGATGTGTATAAAGCTTTTAAAACTTCAAAAAAAGACAAATCAAATGGTGATAATGTGAGTTTATTGTCAGATTCGTTGGCTATAACATCAAAAATTAGACTAGAAAAATCTGCTTTGATGCTGTCGCTATAATCCTTTATACGAGATATCACTTCTGCAGACAAATCATCTATAAAATCTACCTTATTGACACTATGGAAATCAATTTCACCGTTTTTTGTGTGCACCTTGTGTATGCAACTGTAAAATGCATCAAAAATGTCGTTAAAAAAAAGTGTATCTGGCAGATTTAACAGTATTTCATAAGCATCAACATGTATTTGTTTGGAAAAACTAGTTTTAAAATCCAAGCACTTGTTTAAAAATGGCAGTAAGGGCTTTTTAACATTCATTCCTTTGTCTGTATATTCAATGGTGGGTGAAATGGAAGTGCATCTGAGTAAGAATAAAGCGCAGAATTTATCAAAATTAGTTAATTTGTGAAAAATGTCTTTTTCAACCAGACATTCCATCAGAATTGCATCAAAAAATTCATTTATGTGGCCATTGTTTTGATTGATTAAGAATTTGTTGATGGTTTTAAATGTTTTAAAGGAGACCTCTTTTAACTTTACCTCTATGTCAAGGGTTGGCACCCTGAAATTAATAAAAAAAAGCATTTAAATGAATCCAAGAGGGTTTATGCTGCCAATACCATTTTGAAAACTTGTCACTCTTGGTATGGCTCCATTGGCTATACGATTGACTATGTCTGCAACAGGCAGATACAAGTTGTTCTCCACTGTATAATTAGAGTAGGTCCAGCGAGTTGCATAGGTTGTGAGCTTTGGATCTGAGTAATCTAAGGATTGCTCAGCAATTTGATATGGCATGCAGTTATAAAAATGAAATACTTTGCGAGGTATCATGGATATGCTGTGATAAGTGAATGTATACTCAAGCAAAGTCATGTTAACTTTCATATTTTTGGGGTCTTTTCTATTCTCAACATCACCTGGTCGTGCACACATGCCAAAATGCGAGCCCAGAATGACCCATGGGCGTATTACAAAGTCTATGAAAGATGTGTTTGTTTCTTTGAAGTCAATTACCAGTGAAGGGGCTTCTGTTTCTCTGGAGCTTCCCAAAATGCCTGGTAAAAACCCTCTGTTATTTGCAACAGAAGCTGTTGCAACAGCAAATTGCTCAGTGGGTATGGTGATGGCATGTGCAAAGAGGCATCCAACAATCTTTTGCAAAGGAAAACTATTCAGTATGTTCTTAGCTGCATCAATATCAAACCCTTTTCTTGAACCATCATGCCGTTCCAATCCTTGAATGATGTTAGTTCTTAGTGCCTGGGGGTAATTGTCAATGACTATGACCCATTGTGATGTGTTGGGTATGGCAGTGAACCACGATTCCATCTGCACGAGAAAATAATCCCGTGGACTTATGAGTGGCACACCTGGGATATTGAACCCGAAGAGCTCTGCTGCTTGAGGAGCAAAAGCAGGATTTTGACCAGTGCCCAAGCCTGTGAAGTTTTGACCTAAAGAGTTTAAAGCATCGGTGAATGGATTATTCACCTAAGTATTTAATTCAAACAGCAGTAATTACAGCTTTCTCCAGTAATGATATGATATAGTAGCTGTAAATTCAATAGTTTGGCCAGTGCCAGCAGCAATATTGTAAGCCAATGGACCCACATTGCGTATGGATACGCCCACCAGCTGATATTGAGCAACTGCGTTCATCTGATTATCCAGCTGAACCAAGTCAATGATGGCAGTCTGCTTGGGAGAGAAATAGTTTCCTGTGGAGTTAGAGTCATCAAATATGTCTCTGGACCACTGCTCAAACTTTTGACGAATTTGAGATTGTGAATCTGCGTAAAATACCAGGTCATACGCTTCACTGTTGGGATAAACCACATTGCCAGGAAGATTAAAATTCAAGCCCATGTAAGGCACTTGAACGTTGGTGATCGAACGAGCAGGCAATGTAGCTGTTTTAACATATACCAGATCGTTCTGATCAAAGGTGACTGTGCTGGCACCACCAGTATTGATGGAAAGCACACGGAAGTTAAAATCGCGTGCGAATTCTCTGGTGGTTGCTGCTGTGTAGAAGTCTTGAATTAATTGATTTACATCGGCCATAAAATTATTTATCTCCTCCTAGCATTTAAGTTACTATTTCCTGGAAGTTTGTTCCGGTTCTAGTAGCATAGAAATTGCAAAGGATATATTCAGCAGCACGTACAGGCTTAATATATACGTCAATCACTACACTATTATCATCAATCACTGAAGGTGTGTTGTTTCTCTCATCACAAATCAGAAGGTAATCATATATGCCTTGTGTATTTTTA